GTGTGGCCACAGTTCGCGTCATCGTTCACCGGTACCGACGTCAACAGTTCCGGCCAGGTCGCCGTCGAGGTGGTCGCCGTGATCGCCCCGCAAACGTCGGCGGCCGAGCTCGCCGTGATCGCCGACGCTCACGACCGGCTCGACACGATCCGCACCGCCGCGCTCGACGCGGCGATCATCGGCCGCACCGGCACGCTCGGCACCGTGCAGATCGCCGGTGTCGATCACACCGCACTCGTGTACCAGTTCACCGTCGCTCGCGGCTTGCCGTGCTGAAAGGAAAAAACCGATGTCTCAAGTCCGTCTGATTCCCGAGAACATTTCGATCAAGTTCGCCGACGACGCCGCGAGCATCGCGACGGCGCCCGAGTACCAGTGTCAGGTGACGCACGCCTCGTGTGACCCGGTGCTGGCCTACAACACGACACCGGCGACCGGGTGCACCGGTGAGGTGCAACAACTGAAAGTCCCGGTCGCGTGGCAACTCAACCTGACCTGGCTGCAGGACTGGTCGGGGCCGGGTGGAGGGCTCGCCAACTACGCCAACGAGAACGCCGGCCAGATCAAATATTTCGAGTACTCGCCGACGTCGGACGCCACGCTGAAAGTCGATGGTCAGGTGGAGGTTGCCCCGGTCGGTTTCGCCGGCGATATGGGCGTCGTCGCCCTGGCCGGCCCGGTGGCGTGGCAAGTGCAAGGCCAACCGACGTTCGCGACACCGGCGATCGCCGCCGCCGCCGCTGGTACTGCCGACGAGGGGTGAGCGCGGTGGCTGCCCGCGCATCGATCGAACTGCACAGGATCGCCGCCGACGTCGCCAGAATTCCCGACGCCGGTTTGATCGCCGCCGCCAAACTGGTGAAACGCGTCGCCGACGACACGGCCCGCTCGACGGTGTCGGGCGGCGATATGGGCGGCAAGCATCGCCGCCCGATCCGGTTGCGTGCCCGCGACAAGTCGATCCGCCCCGTCGAGCACGGTAGGGCGATCCTGATCGTCGGCACACCCGCCGGGCCGTGGGTGTGGATCACCTCGGGCACGGCGCCGCACACGATCCGCCGCCGTAAGCGTGGCCCGCTACGCAAGATGACGGTGCACCACCCCGGGACGCGTGGCCGTGACGCGTGGACGCGGGTGGTCGAACGTTCTACCGAACTCGTGCCGCGTATCTTCACCGACCTTGTCGATCGGACGGTGTAACCGTGGCCGGCAACGATCCGAAAATTCAGATCGACATCACCGCCCGCGACACAGCGAGCGACAAGCTCGACGCCGTCGCCGACGAGGCCGCCAAACTCGAAAAGCTCTCGCCCGAGGTGGCCGTCGGCGCCGACACCTCGGCCGCCGAATCAGGGTTACGTGACGTCGCCGACGCCGCCGGCCGACTCTCCCACGACGACACCGAACTGGTCATCCGGGCACAGATCGATCAAGCCAAAGGGCAACTGCGCGAACTCGAAACGGCGCTCAAGAACACCGGCGAGCAGGCCGACACGACGAACCGCAAACTCGACGACACGACCGGTGCGGCCGGGCCGGGGAATTTGCGCGGCAACGCGATCGCCGATCTGACAGGCCCGCTCGGTGACGCCTCGAGCGCGGCGTCGGATTTCGCCGGGGTGTTCGACGGTTTGGGTGACGCCGCCGAGGCGGCCGCCGGCAAACTCGGGCTCTCGCAGGGTGTCGCCGACAAGCTCGGGTCGGCGATCGGTGGGCTCGGTGTCGCCGTCGCCGCCGGCGCGGCGATCTGGTCGATCTGGACGGCGCACGCCGAGGCGGCCCGCAAAAAGGCCCGGGAACTCGCCGAGGCTCAAACCGCGGTCGGTGAAGCGATCCGCGACGGCAACCGTGAGGCCGCACTGTCGAACTTTCACAAGGCGTACGACACGGCGATCGCCGCCGCCGAAAAATTCGGTTTGAAGCAACGCGACGTGATCGCGTTCATCACCGGCGAAAACGAGGCGATCCCCGGGCTCACCGAGGCCTACAACAATCTCAAGGCGGCCCGCGCCACCGCCGACCCGCGACTGGTCGGTGAGGCCACGGCGCGGATCAAAGCATTCGAGGATGAGGCCGCCGCGCTCGACGGCACCCGCGCCGCCTATGCCCGCTCGATCGACTCCGCCGGCGACAAACAGACGGCCGACGCCGCGCTCGCCCGTCAGCTCGGTTTCACCGAGGACGCACAACGCGACACGACCAAAGCAGTCGCCGACTCGATCCCGAAACTGGACGCCGCCGAACGTGCCGCCAACGATCTCGAGGACGGCTACAAGCGGTTGCAGGACCGGCTCTCGACGACGCGGGCGATCGAGGATTTTCAATCGGCGATGATCGAGGCCCAAAAAGCGATACATGACAGCTCGGCCGACACCGTTGTCGATATCCGCGGTGTCGAGGATGCGATCGTGTCGGCCGGTGAGGCCGCGAAAGTGAATCCGATCGACATTCAGACGGCGATCCAAAAAGCGGACCAGGGCGATATCGACGGCGCGTTCTTATTCATGCAACAGAAGATCAATGAGAAAGGGCCGCTGACGGTGCCGGTGACGTTGCACGCGACGATCCCGAAACTGACGATCGCCGGCCGCGGTGGGACACAGATGGTGATCGAGGTGACACCGGGCTCGGCGGCCGCCGCCGCTTCGGCCGCCGTGCCCGGGCACACCGTGAACGTGAATTTGCCGCGTGGTGCCCGCCACGGCGATATCGCCCGCGCCGTCGGTGTCTCGGCACGCCGCAACGGTGGCCGCTACCAACAGACGGTGCAGTATGCGCGTCGCTGATCGCCCGTTGCCGCCGATCGTGTTGCACACCGACCCCGGGCTCGACGTGTGGCCGATCCGCCCCGTGGTGGCGATCGCCGGCGCCCGCCCGGTGGAGGTGTACGACGACCCGCTCGCCGTCTATGACGCCGCCCCGCTCGAGCTCGAGTATGACGCCGACGTGGTGCCCGGTTTCACCGACGCGACGTGTGACGTGCACGGCCTCGAAACCGACACCGGGCACCCCGACGAGGGCGGCAACATTGCCGCCGGCACCGCCGCCGTGCAGCTCGACAACCGCACCGGGGCGTGGTCGCGGTACAACTCGGACGGATCGCTGGCCGGCCGCGGGCCCGGTTACGAACTGGTGATTTGGGCGCTCGAGCGTGACACCGGCCAAACCGATCCGATGTTTCGCGGCACGATCACGGCGTGGAACGATCTCGGCGACACCGTCGAGATCGAGGCGTTCGACGCGTTCAGCGATCTTGCGCAACCGATCGGCACGTACACGCCGGGCGCCAACGGTGACACCCCGGCCGCCCGCCTCGGCGCGATCCTCACCTCGGCCGGCAAGGCCACCATCGTGCACGCGTTCGCCCCGGGCGCGGTGACGCTCACCGCCCAACAGACGACGGCCGCACCGCTCGACGAGATGCAAACCGTGGTTGCGTCTGATGGTGGCGTGCTGTTCGCCGACGCCGACGGCACGCTGAGATCGTTCGCACGCACGTGGCGCGCCGGGCGTGGCGATCAGACAGATTTCCCGGTGGCCTCGGCCAACGTGTGCACCGCCGATACCGTCGTCTGGGACGCCGCACTCTCGACGAACGACTCGAGCGCACCCGATACCGTCGTGCTCGAAAACGTCGCCCACCTCCACGCGCAGGCGCCGGCCGGTGCGCTCGGCCGCCGGGTGATCACCGACACCGGCCAACAGTGGACAACCCAGGCCGAGGGCGACACGCTCGCCGGTTTCCTCGCCACGACGCTCGCCGGCGCCCGTGTCCGTGTCGAATCGTTCGATCTGTATCTGACCGCACCGACCGACGCGGACTTGTATCGGGCGGCCCGGTGGCGGCTGTTCGATCTGTTGCGATGGTTGCACGACTACCGGGCCGCCGACGGCACTCTGGCCCGGTTGGACGTCAACACCGTGATCGTGTCGATCGGCCACAACGTGACGATGGGCGACTCGTGGGTGATGACGGTGGAGACAACACCCGCCGTCGGTAGTAACACGATCCTGGTGTGGAATCCTCCCGGTGACCCGTACGTGTGGGACACCGCCGGCGCCGTCTGGGGGTACCAGTGACCGACACCGCCACCGATACCACGCTGGCCCGGCTCGCCGCGCTCGAGGCGATGGTCGCCGCGCTCGCGGTGCAACCGTTGGCCACCGTCCCGCCGATCACGATCGGCGAACTGACCAACGTCCCCGCGCCCGGCTCGCAACTCGCCGCACAATGGGCACAAGACGTGTCGAGCCGCGTGGTGCAACGGTTCGCGACAACCGCGGCGCTGAAAGCGTGGGCCGCCCCGGTCGGCGCGTTCGCGGTGGCGCTCGACACGGGTGTGATGTGGCGCCGCGACACCGGCCCGATCTGGACGCAGCACTCGCCGTGGACCGCGACACAGTACGGGGTGGCCGTCGGCATGAAACCGGGCGCCGGCACCTACCCACTCGCGACGATCAATGTGCCCGCCGATCCGTCGGCGAACCGTGTCGCCTACGTGACCGCGGTGGTGCGCGTCTACAAATTCGGCCCGGCCGCGCAAACGTCGATATGGGTGTCGGTGGACGGCGCCGTGCAGCTCGACTATGTGTTTCCGACGACGGTGGACCTTTCGCAAACCGCCGGCGATCTGTTGCCGATGACCGCCTCACTCTCGGGCCGGATCGCGCTACCGGCCGGCAAGGTCGTGCCGATCGTCGCCAACGTGAACTTGCCCGGTTCCAACGGTGCACGGGTGGACGCCGGCGGCCCCTACAACCGGTTGGACGTGCTCGTGGTCCCGAGGGGCTACTAGTGGCCACGAATCCGCCGATCGCGATCGGCGAGTACGCCAACGTTCCCGCGCCCGGCTCGGGCGTCAAGTCCGACTATCACCAGATGGTGACCCGGCGCACCGTGCACCGTTTCGCCACCGTCGCCGCCCGCGACGCCAACTATCCGGCCGCCACCGCCGGGCAGGGTGCGATCTGTATCACGTTCGACACGATGACGGTATGGATCGTCAACGCCGCCCCGGCATGGGTGGCGGTGCCCGTCCCGACGGCATGGACGGCACCGGCGTTCACCAACGGATGGTCGGACTACGCCGGCGGCAACCAGACGGCCCGATATCGCAAGATCGGCGACCAGGTCTATCTCGAGGGCATGATCAAGGGCGCGACGATCAACACCTCGGCGTTCACGTTGCCGGCCGGATTCCGCCCGCTGCTCAAACAACAGTTCCCGCAACTGGCATCGGCGGCGTTTTCGGTGCTCGTGGTAGACGTCGCCGGCACCGTGACACCGGCGACCGGATCGGTCGCGAACTTTTCGATCAACTGCAACTTTTCGACGATCTGAGGAGGGGTGCCATGTTCGGCGACTACGAACCCGAGGACGCCTACGATGCCGGCGATCCGCCCGATCGGCGGCTCGACAACTTGCGCCGACGGATCACGGCTCTCGACGGTTTGCCGATCCGCCCCGACGCGCCGATCGCCGAGATCGCCGACCGGCTCGACCGGTTCCAACAGACGGCGATGTTGCCGGCCGCCGAGCTGCGCGCCATGCTGCTCGAGGCCGACCTGACCACGATCGCCCGCGAGTTGCACCGGTGACCGGCCGCTATCTGACCGATCTGGCCGACGTGTGCCGCGCCGCCGGTGTGCCGGTGATCGAGGTGGACGGGTGGCAGTATCGGGCGCGTGGTTCGGGCGGCTACGCCGACAGTTTGCCGTGGTGCGTGATGTGGCATCACACCGCATCGGACACGACACCGGAGAACGACGTCGCCTATATCTGCTACGGCAACCCTGACGCACCGGTCGCCAATCTGTACGTTGCCCGTGACGGTGTCGTATGGGTGTGCGCCGGCGGGGCCTCGAACACGAACGGCAAGGGCGGCCCGGTGACGGTATCGCACGGCACGATCCCGCTCGACCGGATGAACGAGTACGCCGTGTCGATGGAGATCGCCAACTCGGGCACCGGCCAAACCTGGCCAGAGGTGCAAGTCGATTGTGCGTTCGCCGTGTCGCTCGCCGTCTGCGCGGCGTACGACCTCGCACCCGATGACGCGCTCACCCATTACGCGTGGTGCCTGCCGTCGTGCCCGGGCCGCAAGATCGACCCGGCCACCGCCGATGCCGTCGCCGGGCCGTGGCGGCCGGGCTCATGTTCGACCGCGGGCACGTGGTCACTCGAGGACCTGCGCGCCGAACTGGTCGCCCGGGCGACCATCACACCCGAGGAGGAAGATATGACCGCTGCAACCTTGTGGCGTCCGCAGGGCTATCTGAACGTGTTTTTGATCGGTGCCGGCACGGCGATCAACGTGTCGCCGGAGGTGGCCGACTCGCTCACCGCCCGCGGTGTGCCGACGATCGTGGAAGCGCACCCGCAGATGTTGGCCACCTGCCTGTTTCAGTGCGGGCTCACCGAATCCGATCTGGTGCCCGGCGGCGGCTAACCCCGTGGTCGCCGGCATCGATTGGCAAAACGTCGATCTCGCCGGCGCGTTCGTGCTCGGCGCGATCGTCGCCACCGTCGCCACCATCCGCATCGTGCGCGCCGTGTCGGTGATGCTGCGCGATGAGCAACGAAAGCACCGCGACGGAAAATAGATATTTCACTGTTTCACCAGGTCAGGCGGATGCACGTCAACGATGATCGACGCCAGGTCGCCGGTGTCGACTTTCGTGTAGATCGCCGTCGTCGCCACGCTGCCATGCCCGAGCAGGGTTTGCACCTTGCGCAGATCGTGGCACTTGCGCAGAGCCTCCGTCGCCGCTCGGTGCCGCAACCGGTGCGCCGAACCGGTCGCCCCGGCCCGCCGGAAATGGTTGGCGATCCGCGCCGACACCCGTTCGCCCGGCTGGACGCCCGAGCGGTGCTGCCACCCGTCCAGCACGAACTCCGACGTCCGTTCGATGCGCTCGAGGACGGCCAAGGTTTCGCCGTTCAACGGCACCACCCGTTCCTTGCTGCCCTTGCCCAACACCCGCGCTTGGCCGCCCTCAATGTCGGCCCACCGTAGGCGCGCCAGCTCGCAACACCGCAACCCCGACACCGCGCCGAGCAGTAGCGCGGCCTCCATCCGCGGATCGGCGGCCGGGCCTTCCTGCGCGAACACGAGCGCCAACTGCAGATCGGTCGCGTGGATCGGTCGCGGTAGCCCGGGCACGAGCCGCGGCCGCACCACGCCGGCGGTCGGATCGTGGGCCGTGTAGCCGCGGGTGATCGCCCACGCGTAGAACATGTGAATGTGCGACGTCGCACAACACCGCGCCGACGGCTTGCGCTTGACGTGATCCAAGAACTGCTCGACGAGCTCGGCGTCTGCGTCGAACACGCCGACGCCTTTCAGCTCGAGCCACCGGAACCACGCCGTGACCAGATAGTGCCTCTGGCGGATCGTCCCATCCGCGAGGCCACGCCGGCGCAACGCCAACGCATGCTCGCCCCAGAGCGTCCGAGTATCCATTGAGGGGGGTGTAAGCATCTGCCTAGAATATCGACCATGGCGAACCAAACTGCACCGAAACACTACATCACCATCGCAGAGGCGGCCCGGCGGCTAGCGATGTCAACCAACCACCTCCGCCGACTGATCGGCGCCGGTGCCCTGCCGCCTGGCATCGTGCACCGACCCATCCCAGGAGGCCACTACCGCATTGACCCGGAGGCGTTAGATGAATGGGTGAGAAATGGATGTTTCACGGTTGGCCCTGATCAGGCTGCCGCTGGATCATGAGCCGCGAGGCGCTCGAGTGGGTGATGCGCGGCGCTATCGACGACGGGTGCATATTGCCGATTCAGGTGTCCGGCGCGACACGTCGGCGGATCGGACCGGGCCTAGTGCGGGCCGTGCTGATCTGCCTGGCCGAGCACGCCGAACATGGGACCGGCGTCGCATGGGTGGGTAGTGCCACAATCGCGAAAGAGGTTCGATCGAACCGTTGGGACGTCGACAAGTGCGTCGCGGTGCTCATCGAGGCCGGCTATGTCGAGCTCCTGAGTGCTGGTCGCGGCCCGGGCAACCCGCGCCGGCTGCGACTGATGATGCCCGGGCTCGCTCTGCAGATCGAGCTCCCGTTGGGCCGTGCAAATGCGGGTGCAAATGCGGGTGCAAATGCGGGTGCAAATGCGGGTGCAAATGCGGGTGCAAATGCGGGTGCAACATCGCCGTCTACCAGGGCCAACGGCGCACAACTCTTAACTTCTAACTTTGAATCATCATCATCATCATCTAGTGAGTCAAACGCGGTAGCGCCGGCCGCCGATGACGAGGAGGAGTTTCAAAAGGTCCTTTCGATGGTGGCCGAGCATCGGCGGAAGGTCTCACCCGTACCGGTGACCTTCGCCGCGCGATGGTTAGCCACCGTGCGCGAGAGCGTGGCCCGTAGCGATGGGTACCAGATTCGCGAGGCGCTCCAACTCGGTATGGACGCGGAAGAGATCGCCCGGAAGATCAACACCGGCGCGCCGCTGATCGTGGCCAAGCCGGCCCAGCTTCACCCGCCCGACTGCGTATGTGGCGGTTTCGGTTTCGTGCTCGTGGACGAGGCCGAGAACTGCTGGGACCGATGCCAGAGCACACCAATCGCGGTGACGACATGAGGATCACCATCGCCACACTCGACCCGGTCCAGTGGCTTGTATGTGGCGGCTCACCCATGGCTCTAGCGAGCACGATCGTCACACTCGAGGAGGCCTGGCCGGGAGTGAAAACCCACCAGATCGAGGGCTCGAACGCGATCGCTTTCACCATCGAGGTCGAGGGCTCAGGGTGAGCCGGTGGCGAACGACCACGAGCCGACGTGCGCGTGTGGCGGATCGGGAGTCATCCGCGGCCACGCGACAAACGCTCGTGGTGATCGCTACACCGTCTGGTCTCGATGCCCGAACACCGGCCCGATCTTCCAACCCGACCCCGGCCCGCTCATCGGACTTTCCGAGTATCTCGCCCGGCACCCGACGTGGCCCGCAGACCTACCTTTCACCGAAACCGATGACGACTGGTGCCGGCGTGCCGCCCGGGCATTCGTCAACGACCCGGGGGCCGTACCGCTCAGGGCCGACAACCCGCTCGCGGCGCGGGTGGCCCGCTACATCCTCGAGTACCGGGAGGAATGAAATGACCGGCGACGCCTTCACCTCAGGATTCATCATCATCACCGCCGTCCTTGTGGCGATCGCCCTCGAGGCGTGCGCCGTTGCCCGACGTCGAGCCCGCCGCCGAGCGCGCCGACGTCCCGATATCGAACCGGTGTCGTGGCGCGCCATGGACAGAATCAACCACCGCCGATGAACCGGCCCGGGCCGCCGTGGATCGAACGTGACGCCTACCCCGGTGGCGTGGTCGTGATGGTCTACACCCTGACCGACGACGGCCCGCACTACGTGATGACGACCAAGCTGCGCGACGAGGGCGACAAACCGTCCAGTTCGTTCCTGCTCGCATCGCTGATCGGTGCCGATGCGCCGGTGTACCTGGTGACCTACGACGGCGACACCGGCGAGCGGTTGATACCCGCGCGTACGTTCGACCGGCCGCCTATCATTCCGGAGTGATGGTTGCTCATCGTGTCGAGCCTGAACACGGTACGCGTGCCCGCTACGTGCACCGTGCGTTCCATTGCCGGTGTCTGGCGTGCTGCGCCGAGAACACGCACTACCAACGCGACTACCGCCACAAGCAACGCATCGCCCGCGCTGCCCAACGGTGGCAGCAACCCACCCTGCCGGGGGTAGGTGACAGGTGAGACCGGCCGGCGACGTGTCGCCGTACGCCGAGCCCGACTACCGCGCTGCCCGCGCCCGGCTCGAGCGCTACCCGGCCGAGTGTTGGAAGCATTGCGGCCGGCAAGCGACCACGATCGACCATGTGCCCGCGCTCGCCCGTCACGATCACATACCGGGCACCGGGTGCTGCACGCTGCTACCGGCATGTGCGCCGTGCAACATGGGCGCCGGCGCCCGCATCGGCAACCGCTCGAGGACCCGGCAACGTCCGTACGCATCACGGAGGTGGTAACCGATGACCGATACGCAAGCGTGGATACTGATCGTAGAGGTGGGCGTGATCGCGCTCGCCGCGCTACGGCAACTGATCGGCCGATGACGGGGGGCCGGTTCTTTGAGGGGCTCGAGGTTGTAC